TATTGAGCCACCACTAGCATCACCTGCTCCTGCAACTGTGTAGTGGGTTGTTATAGTCTTAGTTGTTTCAGTTCCTGTTGAGGATCTTATAATAACTGATAAATCTGAATCTGCAAATATCTTAAACGGATAGGTAAAATTAGTTGTACTACCATCACCTGCTGTTAATTGCCTTACTACTGTTGAAGATATTGTCATAACTGTTCTCTATATTAATTTTTTGTATAATTCAATAAATTTAAACTATCTTTAGCAATTTTAATCATTTCCAAATATAGACTATCAAGAATAATTTGTTTTTGATCTCCATCTATAATTTTCATATTATAAGTTCTTCTAATATTTTCACCTATATCTTTCATTACAATGTAATTTGTTGAAAAGATAGCAATATTATCATTAAAAATCTTTGATCTTTTTTGTAATTTTACAGCCTCTTTATAATTTCCTTCTTTTTTTAATGCTTCAATAGTTGGTTTGTATTTTTTATATTTATTATACTCTTCATAAAAATCAGTTATATATTCAGATTGCATACTTGGGTCTCTTAAATTAAAAGCTCTAAGACCTGGTATTTTTGTAAGAGAATCTGTTGGTCTTATAGGATCTTCAATTAAGCCACCTGAAATTAAACCTTGGTCTATAGCCATCTTGACATAATTACCAAGTCCTCCCGACCACCCTTTTATAAAATTATCTATTTTAATTGGAGATGGAGCTAAATGATCTCCCACTAATATACTAATACCTCTTGATATAGCTTTAGAAAATTCAGATGTATATGGATTATATTGATTGGGTGATAATAGTTGTTTGTCCATATATTCTGGCACTAAAGGATTGCCAGTAAAAAAACTTTTATTAAAAGCGGCTTCTAAAGGAGGAACAAGAATTGTAGGTATAGGGTTAATATTTTTAATTTGAGACATACCAAATTCCGAAAGAAAATCTAGCATATTATTTCTTGCATTAGCATCATTTTTAAAAGTCCAATCTAAAAATTGCTCAGTACCTGTTCCAAAAACTACACCAATATCAAAAGGTTTTGGTATTCTGTGAGGAACATCTCCTATAACAATTATCCAATAATTATCCTTTACCCATTGTGGCTGCCTTAGATAAACAGGATTGTCTCTGTTCGCAAACCATAAATACATAGATGGCAATATAACTGATGCAGTAATTGCTGTCATTGCTCTTCCAGGTCTTTGAGAAAAAGCATCATATATTTTCGCATAACCTTGAACTCTAGCATTATAAAAAGCAGTTAGCATATTTAAACCCTTCATATATGCTCCCATTTTTGCATAATCTATTGTAACATCTCTTGATTCAAATCCCCCTCTTTCTAAAAGCTCTCTTCCTTTTAGTCCTTCTTTACGACCTTTTCTAGTTGTCTTAGCAAACTCAGCAACCCTAGTCATATTTTCACCAACCTCTGATGCGGTTCTTAATAATTCCATAATATTAAAAACTTTATTTCTTATAGGTGCTTCATTTAATATTTTAAATGCTGCTTTATCATAAATCATTCTGTCTAAAGACATTAAAGTAGATTGCATCCCACCAGATTTTTGCCAATCTTCCATTATTTGTTTAGCTCTTTTACTTATACCCGATTTTCCAAGTGCAATAATCATAGCTCCTTCCAAAGAACTCCAAATAGGAATAAATCCAGATTTACTAAATATAGTAGCTGACACAGTATCTCTTAAAATATTAGCAAAAACAAAATCAGGAGAAGTTGTAGCACCTACCCTTAGTAATCTTGCAGGTCCTCCAGCTACTCTCATAGCTCTTGTTAATATCTCTACTTGTCTAGGATCAAAATCCTTCATAGCATCCGCCAATTCTTTACCTACCTCCCATGTTTCAAATTTATTATTTCTATAAACTTTAACAGAAGTACCATCAGGTAGACTAAACTCTTTTCTAAATATTTTAAAATTTTCTATAGCTACATCGTTAATAGCAGAGACATCATCAAGTATAGGCTCTAATTGTTTTTTTTCTATCTTCATTACTTTGGTTTCTATTTTTTTATTAATATCAGGAAATGCTGATTTATTTTTTTCTATGAAATCAAATGTTTTATTTAAGGCATTATTTCTTTCTGCTAGTTTTACAATTCTAAAAGTGTTAGAATATATTGTTTCCAAGATATCTACTACTGGTTGATCTCCTCCCTTAACTCTTTTAAAGGGATTAGAAACACCAGCATAGCCTTTTCCATTTTTGATCTCCATTATTCTGCTCCAAGGAACATAGCTTTTATTAGCCTCAACCATAGCATCAAAAGCCTTTTTATTAATTAAACCTAGGTCTCTTGCGTATTCTAATAAATCTCTTTGATATGTATCTATTTCTTTTGCCATCTTGTCATATTTATTTTTTAATAATTGTACTGTTTCTTTAGCAGCCTTAATATCAGCTCCATGTTTTAAACCTTTTTGTTCAAACTCTATAATTCTTCTTGAATGTAAATAAGCATTTAATTCAGCATATTGTTTTTTAATGTAATTTAGGGGAGCTTTCTTTAAACCAAGAAATTTTTGTACAACATTAGTTTTGGGTGTTTCTAAATTTTTATGCTTTAATGGCTCTAATATAGATTTATAAGATTTTCCTTTATTTTCTAAATTTTTTGTTTGTGTAGCAATATCAATAAAAGCACCAGCTCTATAATCCATACCTAATAATAATCTAAATTGTTCATAGATATTAAGCACACCTTTAGTATTTTTTGTGCTTTCAACCCTTCTAACTAATCTTAAAATAGGGTGTAATCTATCAACAAACAATCTAACAAAATCATTTTTAAAAGCCTCTTTATCTTTTGGTTTTTCAAAACTCATTTTTGATAAAACTTTTTCTACAGGTTTATCAAAATCAATATTTTCTAAAAATTTTTCATCTAATATTTTATCTCCAACTTTAATTTCTTCTTTAGATTTTAATTGTCTAGGTATTCCTATATTTTTAGCAGACATATCTTGTGGTATAGATGGATTTAATTTATATTCAGCCAATAAATCAACCACATCTAAATTTGTTTTTTTAATAATATTTTTAACTTTGAATGCACTTCTTTCTGCTAAACCAAAAGCTCCAAATAAAATAAATGAATCTATTAATTGATCTTTGCTTGGTAATTCATGGTTTAAAGCAATTCCCATTCCCTCAAAACCAGTAACACGAGCAATTAGTTGAGGTAAAAATTTATTACTTAAACCTCCAAGTTTTGCTGCGGAAGTTAATTGCAAACCCTCTTTGACACCAGCTTTCAATCCCACCTCTCTAAAACTTTTCCAAAAATTAGACCAGTTGCCAACCTCTCCATTTTCCAACATATTCAAATAAGTTTCTCTAATTGATCCAACAGCAAGACCCGATGTAAAAATAGAAGCTGTTGGACTTCTTGTGGCATACATAGTTGCTCCACCAACACCCAAATACAATGGTAAATCTTTTATTAGTCTTGTAGCATTAGTGATATTTCTTTCTAAAATTCCAGTATCTGCTATTTCTAAATTAAAATATTTTCCATCTTCTTGAGTTCCATCAAGATTGGGAATGTTGTGTGCCTGTTGTATTAAATCATATGTTGCACTTTCCCAACCTTTTTTAATTCTTAATCCAATATCATTTAATTTTTTTCCAACGAATGCCTCTTTGAGAGATGGCTCGGCATCATCATCTTCTAATTGTTTAAGTTGGTCATAGGTTGTTTTTTTTTCCTCTTTAGAAAAAATGAGATCACTATAAATATCTTCAATAGGTTGGGTATTTATTTCTTCAAAACCAAATTCTTTTAAAATCTCAGGTGTTTCAAATCCACCCTTTTCTAATTGAAATATCTTTTCTTTTTTCCAATTAGTTATTTCTTTTTGAGAAAAACCACCTTTCTCTAATTTTCTAGATTGATTCTGTAAACTAGACATTAGTTTCCTTCAATTCTTTTTAGATATTCTGTAGCAGTTTCTCCTTTTTTTCTCTCTGGACCATCAGGAATAACTACTTTACTTTTCATATTTTCATAAATTTCATTTTTATTTGATTGATATTCTATAAAATTTTTTCCAATATAATCTGGACTATTATAATCTAAAAGCATAAAGACAGATTTTCCTTCCTCTAAACCACTTGTATATTTTTTATACATATCTACTTTAAATTTATTCAAGTCTTTATTATAAACCTCTGGAGCTAATAATTTTATAACGTCTGTACTTATCTCATTTTTAGATTGATTTATAAAAGATTGAAATGGTAAAAAAACTTTTTTAAATTCTTCATTATCTTCTTGCTGTAAAGATAAAATATTTGAATAATAATTTATATCATCCAAATCAGTTTCAATAGAAAACCTTTCCTGTATAGACATTGGTGTTTTTTCACCTGGTAATAAAAATTTATCACTTATAGTGTTAATTTTATCTGTAGCAATAAAGGCTGATATAACATTATTAGCATCAAAATCAGAAATAATTGTTTTATTTTGTTTGGTGTTGTCAAGAATTTTTTCTTGAACATCTGTTATTTGTTTTAAATCTATAGGTGAATTTTGAAATCTTTCATTAACTCTTTTTATATCTACACCCAATCTTGGATTAGCCTTGTTATAAATTTCTTTATAATTTCTATTAATATTAATTTTTGCTGTAGCATCTTCTAATAATGCTTGTTGGCTTAATTCGGTTCTTTTAGAGCTAATTTTTTTTAAATAATAACTTTTAAATTCACTTCTTTCTTGACTTGTCAAATTTTGATAAACTTTTTGCAACTCTTTATTGCCACCAAAATTTTGATTTTCAATTTCCTCTACTGCAAACTTCAAATCAGTTGCAGGAGAATCAATAGCAATATTTAAACCACTTGTTAATGCTTGAAACTTTAAATCTTGTAATGTTTTTTCTGCATTTCCCACTACTTGTAATTTTTGCTTCAAATTTAATTTATCAAATTTATTTATATCTTTAATTAAAAGTTGAGGATTATTAGCAGCTAAATCATTTGCTAATTCTATTTGACCAACTATAAAAGCTCTATTTTTTTCTGCTTCTAATATACCCTTATCAATAACAACATCTGTTGAATTAAGTCTTGCTGTTATAGTTTCTTCAAATTTGGGAATATAACTAGGACCATTTAATTTTAAAGCAATAATTTCTTTTAGAATAGTATCATTATTAATTGATTTAGTTTCATCAATTTGACTTAACCTAGAGCCTTCTAAGGCTTTTGCTTTAAACATTCCTGCTGTAGCATAAAATTTTTTCTCTAATGCTTTTTTTGTAAGATTATTAAATCCTTGTAAATTATTTGCTTCAGCATAGCTCCAAAGTTTATTAACACTATTATCAAATCCTTTTGCAGCTACCAATGGCTCACCATTTGTTTTAGTTTCTGCTTGAATACTATATAAACCTTTTGTTCCATCTTTTTGATTAATAAACAATTCATTTAAAGCCAATGTAGCTTTATTATCTGCTTCTAATTTTGCCTCTTTAACATATTCATTAGTT